GCTGACCAAAGAGCAAATGCCTGAAGTGTACGCTGCTATCAACACATTGCAAAAGGTATCATGGGAAGTTAACACTGATATCCTTGACGTGGCACAGCAGGTACAAGAGCAGGATCTAGCTATCGGTATCCCTCAAGCCGAGCCGTTCCGTCCTCCTGAAGCACCAGTAAGAGAAGAGCTGGAAGGGTTACGAGGTGACGACCTGAAAAATGCAATGACTCCTGATGAATTCCAAGAGTTCAAAGATTGGAAGGGTGAAGCACGTAAGGTTTACGAGGCAGAGAATACACGGGCAAGCAGGTACATAGATGCAAGCCGAGCGTTAGGTGTAGCTCGTACCTTCAGTCGTTACCCTGCCTTGTACTTTGTGTATACACTGGACAGCCGTAGCCGTGTGTACTGCCGCAGCTCACAGTTCGGGCCTCAAGGGGGTGACCTACAGAAAGCATTGGTTAGATTCCATAATGCTGAAGCACTAGGTACTGATGGCCGTTACTGGCTGGCCGTTCAAGGTGCTGGCACATGGGGTGAAGACAAGATTTCTTTTGATGACCGTGTTGCATTCATCGAGGGTATGGAAGAATCAATCCGGGATATTGCTGCTGATCCCTTGACCTTTCGTGAATGGGCAAACGCAGACAAGCCTTGGCAGTTCCTAGCATGGGCCTTGGAGTGGGCTGAGCTGCTGGAATGGGAAGACTCAGGGCGTAAGGCTTCAGACTTCTTAAGCCGTACACCAGTAGCACAGGATGGCTCGTGCTCAGGCATCCAGCACTACAGTGCTATGCTACGTGATGCAAGAGGTGGCGCTGCTGTTAACCTGACACCTAACGATAAGCCGCAAGATATCTATAAGGATGTTGCTGATGTAGTCATTACAAAAATGCAAGATATTATCGCTGGCAAGATAGAGGTACAGATCAATAGCCTAGGCGTAGCACTAGACAACGATCTTGTCAAGAAGTATTGCGAAGAATGGTTGTCTACAGGTGTAGACAGATCATTGTGCAAGACACCAGTGATGACCTTGCCTTATGGCAGTACGATGTTGACCTGTCGTTCAAGTATCTTTGATCACTTGTCTGATCTGGAAGCTGATGAAGCAGCCAAGGCCAAGGCAGCGGGACGCTCAGCTAACCCGGTTCATCCTTTTGGTGACAGCAGCTCAGCTCTACCAATTGGTGATGCCGTTGCAGTGTGTACTCGCTTGCTTTGGGATGCCATTGGTGACGTAGTAGTAGCAGCACGGCAGGGTATGAGCTTCATCCAGAGACTAGCAACCAAGGTAGGCAAGCAGAATAAGATCCTTCATTGGACTACGCCAACAGGATTCCTAGTTGAGCAAGCAATTTACAAGATGGAAAGCAAGATAGTATACACTCAACTGCTAGGTAAGGCCGAGTTCACGGTGCTACAAGAGACAGATGAGATTGATATTAACAAGATGAAGTCAAGTTCCGCACCTAACTACGTGCATAGCATGGACGCTAGTCACTTGATCAAGTCTGTAAATGCATTCAAGCGGGCAGGTTTAGGTAGCATTGCAGTAATCCATGACTCGTTTGGTACTCATGCTGGTAAGACACAAGCATTACGTGACTGTCTAACCAAGGAATTCGTTAAGATTTACCGTTCGGATTGGTTGACTACCTTCAAGGAGGAGATGGAGGAGATACTGAAAGAGGAAGTCGAGGAAGAGGTGCCGATGATTGGTACGTTAGACCTTGATCTGATCCACAAGGCTCACTATACATTTGCTTAAGATGTGTAGGTAAATAGAAAGTCAAGGCCCTGTCCATGTAAAAGTGGATGGGGTTTTCTTTTATCTACACTATTCCCTTAGCTCTGCTAAGCAGAAGTACCTATAAGATGAGATCTATTCTCAACAACCATCTTGTCTACAGTTGTAGACATCCAAGTATTCGTAACCCGGACTATAGAAGAACACGTAAATCCTAGGAGATGCGGAGCATGTGATAAGGGAAAGGGGAAAAGAAAAGTAAGGACTAGGTTACCTGCGAAGCAGTATACAGAGGGACAAGGGAGCCGGGGAGTGGAAGGCTCGCATATTCTTTGTCTACAGTTGTAGACAACATAAAGTGGAGGAGTAATGCAACTAACAACAGACAAGATTCGTGAGCTGTTAGATTACAACCAAGAGACAGGTGTATTCACATGGAAAGCTAGGGTAAACAAAGCATTCAATGCTAGACTAGAAGGACTAGCTGCTGGGACAAACTCAATAGGCGCAACAGGATACCCTAGTATTTATATAAGGTTTAATAAAGAAAGGTACTTAGCATCTAGGCTTGCCTTCCTATGGATGGGCATTGCTATACCAGAGCAGGTTGATCACAAAGACAGGGACTCTACAAATAATAGATGGAGTAACCTAGAAGCAAGCAACTCCTTGGATAATAGCAGGAACAGAAGTAAGAGCAGGGCAAACAGTAGTGGAGTAACAGGAGTAACATGGAACAAGGCATCTAATAAATGGAAGGCTCAGGTTAGAGTTAAAAGTATCACAAAATTCTTAGGGTACTTCGATCACGATGACCTTGACCTAGCTGCAATGGTAGTCATGGAGTTCCGAGCTGAGCATGGCTTCTCTCCTAGTCATGGACTACAACGAGCAGCATACGCCAACGGTTAAACCGGACTATAGAATCAACGCATCCCATAGGAGATTATGATGCAGGACAATATGCAATTCGAGAAGATCGTAAACAAGCGCAAGACCCAAGGCTATGATGCTGCCAAGCTACAAGAAAAGAAAGAGAAGAAGGCACAGCGGCAGCGGCGGCAGCGGAGAGAAGAGAAGAGGGAGATTATTTAATGGCTATAGTAGGTAACACTCAATGTCCAGAGTGTGCGAAGAATGGCCACGATAAATCTGCCAACCACCTTATGCAATTTGATGATGGCGGGATGTATTGCAATCGGGCTAGCTTCCATACCAGCGGCGAGCCTTACTACGTTGCACCCGATGGCACTAACCCTATCATCGAAGGCGAGATCAACGGTAAGATTAAGTACAGCATCGAGCAATTCGAGGAGCTTGAGCGAGAGGGTAAGATAAGAGATGAGTTCACCAGACAGCTTGCCCTTGGGGGGATGCGAGAACGTGATCGTTATCAGGTGATGAGTGAAGAAGAGAAGGCCAGCCTTGATGCAGAGTGGGCATTAGATGTCAAGCACTTTGATAGCCTTAAGGTCAAGCACCTCATCGACCGACAGATACACGGCAAGTACGCAAAGATGTACAACATCCGTGTAGGCCATGATGCACAGGGTAAGGTAGCTCGTCACTACTACCCTAAGTACGAGGCAGGTGAGATAGTAGGTGCCAAGTGTCGTAACCTACCTAAGGATTTTAAGTTCGGACACCTTGGTAAACAGTGGGGTGACTTTGAATTGTTCGGTGAGCATACACTACCAGAGGTGCTAGCTTCAGGCCGAAGGATGGATACGCTGGTGATAACGGGCGGCGAGTGCGATGCTGCTGCTGCACAAGAGATGCTATGCGAGAGCCAGAAGGGAACCAAGTACGAGGGTACACTCTTCCACGTATGGGCACCCACGGATGGAGAGAATGCAGTCGAGCAGATCAGACGAAGGAAGTCTGCTATCAATGCGTTCAAGAAAATCATCGTTGCCTTTGATGACGACGACACAGGGCAGAAGATGGGCCGGGAGGTAGCCCATATCTTCCCTACTAAGACAGTCAAGCTGGTCTTTCCCTCGGGAACCAAAGACCCTAACGATTGCCTTAAGCGTGGCCTTGAGCAGGCGTTCGTTGATGCATGGTGGAATCCTAAGGAAGTCTTTGAAGGTGTGAATGTTAAGAGCGTTCATAGTATCAAGGATGAGCTGAAGGCTGGGCAACCAAAGCCCGGACTCGGATGGCCTTGGCCTAGCATGGATCACCTTACCCTAGGTATCCGACCGCACCAGCTCATCTTGTACGGAGCAGGCTCAGGTGTAGGTAAGACCGAGGTGCTACGCCACATAGTAAAGCATCTTGTTGAAGAGCACGGTGAGTCTGTTGGTGTGATCAGCACGGAAGATCCTTATGTCAAGGTGGCCCGTTCCTTTATTGGTAAGTGGATCAACAAGCGTATTGAACTACCACCTAACAACGATCCATCTAGCCGAGGGTACAGGCTGGCGTTCAACTATACTAAGGAAGAGGTTGAAGATGTCATTGACTACATAGCAGGGCTTAACAAACTATTCTTTGCTGACCTGTCAGACAGCCGTAGTATTGATGCAGTCATGGAGCAGGTTGAAGAGTTCTATACGATGGGTGTTAAGCACATCATCATCGACAACTTGGTAGGCATTGAGGTTAAGCAGGATGGCAATGGTAACGAGCGAGAGGGTATTGATGAGGCACTGAAAACCTTTGGTCTTTATAAGGACAACAAAGAGGTTACCATTCACCTTATCTCTCACCTTAAGACTGTTGGCCTAGGCCGTACACCTCACGAGGAAGGTGGCGAAGTACAGCTATCAGACTTCCGTGGTTCCAGAGCCATAGGCTTTTGGGCAAGCTATGCTATTGCAGTACAGCGTAACACTCAAGCAGATACTATAGAGGAGAAGACCACAACCTATATCAAGATCGTTAAGGACAGGGATCAAGGCTTGTACACTGGCGAGAAGGTTATACTCCTAGGACAGGAGAGCACGGGTAACCTACTTGAACCAAGCCAACGTAGGGTGTCTACAACTGTAGACAAAACCCGGACTACAGAAGAAACAAACACAGACGCCTTTGGATAGGAGAATAATATGATAGGTTCAAC